CACCGTGCCGTGTAATCCCATCACCCTCTGTGAGCGTTGTTTGAAACTCATGTTTCAAGTTCACCCCAGAAGCACCCGAAACAGTATATGACACATCATTCAATGCGGCATATACCTGTTCCATGATTTCTTTTATATCACGGTTTCCGCGATATTGCGACCATATATGAATAGTCAACGTATGTTCATGCAAATCCTTATCTTTTGCTGAGATATTGGTTGCTGTTTCATCACCAATAACAACATACGGATAAGCTGTATCTGTTGGCACATCATCAAACACACCAGTAATTGCATCACCAGCATAATCAGTAATACTGGCGGCTGTTAGCTTGCCATATACCGCTTTCTGTAATTCCCAGCTATGCAGTGCCATTATTTAGCCTTCACCATCTGTTTAGCCAAACGATTAATCTTTGGTTTATTTTCTTCTAACGCGGGTTGCATGAAAGGTCTAGCCGCCATTTTAGATGTGCCAAACTCCAAGAATGATGAATAATCAGCGCGGCTCTCTACATTAGCCCCTAGCCCATTGGTGTCTATATCTAAGACAATGTTATTTACTAGAAAGCCTGTGTCTGTGGCAGGGGGCTGCCCTGCGGCTGATGCTGTATGTGTTCTGCGCGGGTTGTACTTTTCATAAGTGACCCCAGATGCCGCCCCTTGATTAATAGATTGAACGGCTGTATTTCGCACCAGATTGCCAGCCCTGCCAACCAAAGCCCTTAAACTACCCTCATAATCCTTGATTACAGCCTGTGTGCGGGGCTTGCGTACTATTTTGGTAGTTACCCTAGCCATTAGGTTGCAACGCCTTCCTCGGCTAAAATTTCAAGATACTTATCACGCTCACCTTTGTTCTCAATTCTGCGAATATTAAACGTGCGAGTATAGCTTGCCCCATCCGCTGTGTAAGAATACAGGATGCGGTGCGCTACTGTAAGATTGCGCCTAAACCTTATTGTGATTTTGTGAGTTGTGCGACCTTCATTCTGGTCACCAAAGAACCTCTCACCGCCACCTTGAGCCTCTATTCTGCCAAATGTGGTTGCAAACGTAGAAAATGCACCAGATGAACCGCCGCCACCATCTGCACTTGAACCCTTTGCTTGCAAAGCCAGAGAATGTTGCATCTTACCGATAGCCAAAACCCATACCCCCACCATAAGAGCTAACGCCGTATCTCATAATAACATAAGGCTGCAATAAAGAGGTAATCATCATTGGCGGGTTTAACGCTCTGCCCTCATCATCACCTCTGTGTTCATACAAAAATGAAATATATTCCAGCATAGCAACACGAATTGGCTCTGGGACAGTTGCCCTTGAATCGCCATAGCCAGTTATATATTCAACCTCTATTCCATTTGCATTGCGTAAATCTGTAGGCCATGACCCGCCATCACGCAGAACAATCCGCGCTGGCTCTCTTACCAAATCGCTGTAATAATTAGATGTAGCAAGAGTTGAGGCTGTGTTATCATCTGTGTATGACTTGATGTGGGTTACTGACTGTACTGGTGACTTTGGCAATTCTATGTAATTTATTCTTGGCGTGTCAGAATATCCTGTGTGGAAACCCTCTTTAATAGGCACATCAACATAGCCTATTCCATCCAGCGATAAGGTAAATGTAGTCGTGAGCAATGTTCTGTTGGTGTAATCTTCTACCCAGAACCTAGCCGCCTGTATGAGATTATCAACAAGTGTGGTGTCTACACCAGAGTCCAGCCGCAAATATGAAATGGTTTCAGCGGCATCAAGCGGCTCATTAGCTGGCGCAGTAGTTATTGTTAATCCACTCATATCAAGCCCCTACTTCCAAACTTCATCAGGCAAATCAGGCCATGTAAATTCAGATGGCCTTTTACTTAACACATCACTTTGTTTTCTAATAACAAGAATTGCTGCTCTATATGTAACAAATTCAGCAATGCAATCATCAGTTAATCCACAATTTTTAAGCTGTGTCCAATCTGTCCTTTCTAAAATGTGCTGTGCCGCTAGATGAGCGTTAGGGGCTGATTGTGTCATTTGCGTTATACTCATATTAACTTACCTCCATCAAAGTTATTGTACTCACAGGACAGTTGTCGTACAAATCAGCAGCGGTACTTTCCTGAAATCTATGACTTCTGTTTACAAAAATATAAGATGTACTTGTATAAGCATAACTCCTGAAAGCAATACTATAAGTTAGCGCACTTGTGCTATTTGGGTGATCTATAAGATTTAAGGCAACAGGAAGTAATCTATAAGTATCATCTTGACCACTATATGGCATAAAATTACCTGTGGACGGTGGCCTATTTCCTTGACGAGTACCTTCAATAACGGCTCCACTTGCATCTAATAACTTAGTGCCTAGAGGGTGTGCGCCAGAGTTTGCTGTTACATTTTTATATACGTTAATAGCATTGTCATAACCAATTGTGCAGCCCACGTGGATAGAATATTGAACCAATATTTTGTTGCTTGAGCTTGTTGGTGTAATAGTGCAATTCAATCCTGTACAAACTTGCTCATGCCCAGCGGTTGTGATTGTGGTATTAAATTGGCCTTTAAAAACTGTTTGTTTAATCTGTACGATTTTACCCGCGCCTACTGTTGTTCCAGTAAATGTTGGGTTTCCAACAATGGTTGAAGTGCCGCCTACGAAATTCGCTAATGTTCTTGCTCTACTCATATCAACCCCTACGGCCTTTTAGGCCAATCATTATCTAATAAATTAGGCCAATTAGAATGTTCTGTTATATCTCGCAGTGCTTGGCGATAATCAATTTGCGCCTGTGTCATGGTCAAATCAGAACTAGCCCACCAATCGCAAGCAATGAGAAGCCTGTCACGCTCATGTTTATTGTGTTCTGCAATGCTCATTTAAGCCTCGTCTGTTTCGTAAGTGAGTTGCACCATAACTTCTGAATCGTGGTCATTTGAACCTGTTGTATATACAGTTGTTGAAGTTATTGCAGATACAGTTCCACCAGCACTTGAATAGTAAAGTGTAATATCTTTTTTATCAGGCCTCCCAAATCCAACCCAATTGTAACTTGACCAACCACCAGCAGTGTCAACATTGAAATAAACGGTGGAAGTCATTGGAAAATAATTTGTGACATTTTTTACTTTAAATGGCAGTCCCATAAATGCTAGGCCTTGTCCAGCCGCACCACCATTGGCAAAAGCTGCGGCTGAATAATCTAGTTTAACAAATATAGTTGCGTGAACCATATCCCCTATTCTAACGTAATCGCCCTTTTGAATAGTATAAGACGCATCAGTAAACAAATTGCTTTCATAGGCTGTTGTAACTCCTGCTGAAGAATAAATTGGGGTAAATGTACCAGTGCGATAAAAGGCATTAGTAGTTAAGTCAGGCATCTTGAAGTTTGAGGAATTGATGCTGACAGCCCCGCCAAACGTGCCACCAGCCGCCGCGCTAACTGTGTCGCTGACAACAAACTTTTCATATTTTACTATTTCAATAACTTGCCCTGCGCTTAACGCTGAAAGACCTGATATAGTATTGGCTGTGCTAGTATTGTAATCTGTACCCGCTACAAGCGATACGCCATTCAAGCTAACATCTAACTGTGCGCCAGCGGGAAATGTTATTGCCACACCGCTATCATCATTGCCGCTTATAGAGGTCTCGCTACCAGAGGCGGTCTTGTAATATCTTGTGCGTGTTACTTCAGCGTTATTCTTGGCAAGGTTAAAAACATCATAAGCAACAACCTCAATAACATCCTCATCTGCCAATGCTGATAATGAGCTTATGGTATTAGCTGTGCTTGTTCCGTAATCAACCCCATCAACCAACAGAACGCCGTTCAAATAGACATCCACATAGTTGCCATCTGTGAACCTAAGAGATGTGCCGTTATCATCAAAGCCAGAAATAGAAGTCGCACCCGCACTTGTCTGGGTAAAATAGAACCTCTCCCTGACTCCAAACTCTGGTGATTTACCTAAATATGGCATCGTTCTTCCTTATGGTTTCGTAGGCCAAGTAACATCATCTAGTGATGTAGCGTTATTTGTGATGTCTCTAAGGGCTTGTCGGTATGTTGTCTGGGCAGATGTAGCATCAGCCGTGTCAGACAAAGCCAAGTAATCTGTATCAGCCAATCGTTTGTTACGTTCAGTTCTCAGAGCCGCTATATCACGGTCAGCTTGACCATCAGTCCACGCTTTTACTTCTGCGTTACGAGCCGTAATTTCATCAGAAGCCATATCAAGCAGTTGTCCGTTTACATATTTTTTCATGTGCATCTTACCCCAAATAAATGGATTTTAGCCTTTTCTATATTTCCAGAACTAACACCAAAACGAATCCCACGAATTGTTTGGACACTTGAACTGTTTAAACCACCGTAAAAAGGACCGCCAGAATATACATTGCTTTGATAATGACCTTGAATAAATCCACAGATAGTTGGTGGAACACTGTCTGTTGCGACAACATAATTCCTCCCAAGAAGGTTAAGAGTGCCTCTAGCACCCTCGTGGGTATCACTTCCTATGGTTGATGCTGTAAGAGCCATCAGGTTATCATCGTCTGCGCTTGAAACTGAATTGTCAGTGGTTGTGCAAAAGCCGTATGAATTAGCCGCTGTAATTTGTGCGCCGCTAGAATCAAGAAACCTACAGAAAAATCGTACACCGTCAGTAGAAGAGTGCATGTTAAAATAAAATTGCAGACTGTCGTAATCTGTGCTGAGATTATCATAATCAATAGTTGCTGCGGGAGTGCTGTAGGTAAGAGTGCTTATCAATTCCATAGAACCAGCCCCCGCTACAGTCCCAGAAAAAGTAGGATTCCC